GACCAATTGCTTCATCTTCAGCGTGTTGTGTCAGGTTAAAATTTGAAGTTTTAGCTTGGTTAAACAAGTTGGTTCTATCCATTCCTTTTTTAAACTTAGCTGCATCTTTATTTAAACCTAATTGCTGGTAATTCATGATTGCACCTAATCCACCGAATAATGCTTTTGCCCCAGGCTCTAGCACACCATCTTCACCAAACCAGTTAAAATCACCATCGCTATCATTCATGTTGTAATCGCCTAATGGTTGATAACCTCGATCACTCTCAACAGCAAAGTTGTTACCAAACATATTTTGCTTCTGAGGTACGTAAGCATTTAATGGGTTTATGCCTGACTGAACGTATTGTCGCTTGGCAGCACCACTAGGCATCGGCTGATAAGCTGTTTGTGGCTTTGCATTACCCATTCCACGTTGCATGCCTTTTTCATTTTCATAATAATTGCTTTTAAGAGGCTGACTTGGGTTACTACCATAAGGGAACGTTTTTGCCATGATCTTATCCTAATAGAGCTAATAGTTTATATTATACATTATATAGCAACATTATCTAAATTCAGATTAATGTCGAAGTAGTTATTTAAGTGGTCAAAAGCAATTGAACCAGGGTTTGGGTTGATAGTTCGATCAAAAAATTCAGAAGGTGTTTCGTCAGTTACATCATAGTAACCACCTGTCCGTTCATACCCTGCTATATAAGCATTAGTATTGTCAATTTCAGCTTGATAGAGATCAACGCCTGTCTGCCATTCATCCATCTCATTAGTTAACGTATTAAAGCCAGCTTCTGTTTTAACACCAGCCCCTTCAATTACGGCTGTCGTTAAAGCCATATAATCTACAGCTGATTTTAGTATTGTCGGATTGCCTGCTTGACCCATGTTATACAAAACATACACTGTGGCTATGGCTAGTAATGCTTCCAGAAATTCATCACCAGCAACTTCTTCAAACAGCTTAACCAGTATTCGTGTTATTACGTGTTTCATGATTGCTTGTTTAGTTGCAGCCAGTAAAAGATCTGATCCACTTTGAATACCGTTAAACAGTAAATAGTAGCTAACAATTTGAATGACAGCGATAAACAATCCACTGTTGTACCAATTGACGTAAACCGAGTTACTGGCGTAAACCTGTATGTGAACAATTCTTGGTGCAATGAATTCAATCTCTCGCAAGTCTAAACCATCTAAATCGCTGTGCGATAGCGGTAACAGAAACGACTTATGCTCTCTAGTCAGCGCCTGCCCTGCTGTGTAACTTTGTATATTAGTCGTTGTGTTTTTGTAAGCATTTGAATTAATACGAATAAAGTGCTGTAGGTTTAATCCATAAACATAATACTGTTGGATAGTCGTAGACGTTATTTGCTGACGAACTGTAAATGAACCAGTAGAGTAAGTAGCTGTTTCATTTTCACGATCACTTGGTCTAGTATTCTGATCTGGAATTTCCCAAGTATGTGTTGTAACGCTACCAGCTACATGCGAGGTTTCACAAGTTCCAACACTACCAATAACACCAGAGTAAGTTGTTTTTGTAATGTACCGATAATCAATAACAAGGTTATATTCACCGCTGGTTAATACAAAGGCTACGCCCTTTAATCCAAAACTACCCTTGTAGTTTATATCACCTGGTTTTTGTGCTTCTAAGTCACCAATTAAGTTATACAGAATTAGCTTTTCGCCTTGTGTATCACCGTATAGACTGACCCCTAACATATAAAAAATATCAGATATTTGATCTATGTTATCAATGTCTGTCGTACCATCTTCTTGCTTTGTTACCCCTGTTATCATGTCATCGAGATCAACTCTCGATTCTAGCAATAACGCTTTTGAGGATATGTACAATGGATCGTTTAAATTCGCATTGATATTTATGTCTTTTTGTCGCAAAGGTACAATTGGGTAAAAGTCGTTTGTGACGTAACTATCAGATACGTTTAAGGTTGGGTAAACATTAGAAGCTAATTCATAAAACCAAAGTATTTCGTCAAGTAATGCACTATTTAAGTAGTAGCGTACTTCATAGTAAATACCAGTAGGATAATTTGTAATCCAATCTCCGTACCAATAATAACTAGTCCAGCCAGCTACATCACCGTCATTATTAATAGGGCTGTCGTCATAAAAAGTGTAATGACCTTTAACTCGATAAGTCGTTTCACTTGCATCGTAATAATCAATCGAATCAGTTATGTACCTATAGGGAGCATCGAACACATCATTTTCAACGACACGGTACGTTGTGTTGTTAGTATTTAATAGATTCTGCCCCCAAGCAAGGCGCGTGGGTCGTTCAATTAATACCTGTTTAAGCGTGACAGACTGCCCTTCGATACCTTCTATCACGGCTTTAACTGCTAGATTGTCGTAGCCTGTATCTACCATATCTGTCGAAGGTAGACCTAATATAAAGTTATCCCGACCTTCTTTATAATAAGCGTCTAGCTGAAGTTTTGGGCCATCCAGACTTCCAATTAAAATAGCACCTGTAATGTCTCGTTTTGTGCGTACTGCTTTGAGTATTCTATTTAAAAAATCGTCATCAGTAGGGTCAGGAAAAATTGGCTGTGATGTAACATCAACAGCAAATCGCGTAGACCCTGAAAAGATAAAACCCATTTAGCTATTTGCTTTAATTTTTAAATCAGCCAACAGTGTGTTCATTGTAGCTGATTCAAAATAGGCTGGATTCGGAACAGTCGTTGGGGATTGCGCTTTCGCAATTGACCATCCATCGAGTATAACCTTTGATGCTTTAGCTACTGCATCTTGAGAATAGCCTTTGGCTTGTGCTTGTTGCACTGCTTTCTTTGCCCCAATCTCGCCTGCTACCGTGTGACCATTAACCACATCAACAATCTTTGCTTGCTCACTAAACGATTGCTGATTGAACAAGTCTGTTTGACTTGTTGTTTTTGCTTGCGAGGCTGCAACTTGTTCGACTACTGAAACGTATTTAATCGCTTCAGTTAAAGCTATTTGTAAAGCACCAAGATACACAGTTGCTGCATCTTTTGATTGAATTCTTCCAGCACTAAATTGTGAATCAATTTGTACGTTCATTGCTGTCATAAATTTATCAAAATAACCCGTACCATTTAAAGTACCAGTTGTAATATCTGTTACGTCTGCCATTTCTGTATACCTTGGTTGCTAATTAATCTACTGAACCAGCTAAAGCTTGTTGCTGTACTAATTCACTCATTTCTTCTGGGGTCATAGGTGGTAATACTTCAATAGCAAATTCATTTACTAAACGACCTTTACGAACCTTACGTCCGTTTAACCCATTGACTGTTGAGTACGTAGTGTATTTTCTTTCTTTAATTGCTAAATACATGATGTACGGTATGTGATACCCGTTATCAACATTAAACGGAATGTACTTTTTAAATGTACCTAATTTAGCTGAGCCAACTGAAAATATTTCACCTGCCCATTCGGATTTGTCTGGATTCATACAAGTAATGTTGCAGCGCACTAGCAGACTTGCATTTTTACGATCATATAATTTCTGTTCTGCTAAGTATTCTGCATGCGTCATGAACGCTACATTGTCGGCTACTACAACGCCTTCATTAACAAGTTCAGTAACATCATCTGCACCTGTAGTTTTATTTGTGATTTTAGCTCGTAGTTTATCTATCCCAATATTGGGGTGGTAAGTAATACCCATTAAATCTGCACGAGCTTTTAAGGTATCTATCTCATCAGGGATAGCCGAGTTGACTTCAATGTTGGTTGGACTTTGTGACATATTATCGCTACTCAAGTAGGTTTTTGTTGGAGGTATTTAATAAACAATAGCCCCTACAGGATAGGGGCTATTGGTGTTACGTGGTTACGCTAACGCTACCATTCCGCAACAGTCCACATGACTGCTAGACGTTCAGGGCGTAGTACCATCATTCCGTAGTACCACTTGATACTATAAAAACCCATTTCACCATATGGGTCAGAACGATCATGAGTTTCTTCAGGCTTCTTGTGCTTGATCTTAAACTTGACTGTTTTACCGTCAGTTTGAAAACCAATTGTAGTAAACGATCCATCACCAACTACTAGCATTGGGTAAACGTTGTACTTCAATGACGCACCTTCAGCTGCTGCACCGTGACGGAAAGGAGTTGTTTCAGGATCTGTAACAGTCGCGCCTGCGCCTGCGTGATGCATCATTTCAGGTGCTACAATGAAACGAAATCCATCTACAGAACCAAATTCACCGCGAGCAACTTGACCAGATTCACCATACTGTGCAACAGGGATAAACGCTTTGTTACCATGGTAATCGACCATACGCATGATTGAAGGTTGTAGTTCTGAACCAACATAAATGTATCGTGCTGCGTTAATCACTTTGGTATCAACCATGCGTGAACCCATCAAAACAGTAGTGTTTTTCGGGGTACGGTTGTTATCCAATTCAATGTTTAACTTAACAAGATCGTCATAGCTAACAGTGTCGGCTGAAACAAACGTGGTGGCTAGGTTTGTATCAAACTCACCTTGCAAGCTTCCTATAGAAGTTGCAGTACCAGAGTAACGTACAACACCAGCACCGTTAATTAAGTCGATCTGAATTTGATCTTCAGTCATCTCATTAGCGGCTTTAGTTGTCTCATTAACAATGTGCTGTTGCAAATCAACATCACTGTCAAAGTCTAACGACTCTTGAGTGTACTCATCGTAGAAACCAAATTTCTCAATTCGACCTTCAAGTTGAATACGCTTATGACCTACACGGTTAACACGACCACCAGCCTCAGACAATACAGGGATTTTACCTTGTATTGTGCCAATGTCTTTGCTTGAACCATACAAGTTACCGTAAGGCGTAGCGGCAGAGGCTGCAATAGCTCCATGCGTATAGGCAGTAGCTAATGCAATTAAAGCGCCGTAGTCAGCTGCTGTATTGGTCTGTGTAATGGTAAAGCCTTTTGAGTACAACCAAGCACTGGCATTAGCTTTAGCTTCAAGTAACGCTGCGGCAGCTGTTGCTGCATCACCACGAAAATACATAGTCTGTGATACGGGCAGACCTGTATACAGAATAGTAATGTAAGCGACTTTCTTGGCACTGGCTGCAGCGACTGCGCCTGCTGCATCAATACCTTGGTCGTTTTGGTTGCGATCATCAAGCACTGGCAAAATATGAAACTGAGTAATCTTCTTACCCATGTTTTTAGGCATGGCAATTGAATTAGCCATTTGCCCAAAATATGCTTCTTTTGCAACTTCAACGAGCGCTTTTTTATTAAAGTAATCAGTACGGGTTTGTGAACCTACTGACGAATCTGTTCCACCTACGGGATCATTATACGAACTAGCCATCTTATTACACCTGTATTATGTACTATATATATTTAGACATTTCCATTTTGGCGAACGCTTCGTCCGACATGGATAATGGGTTAAACTCTTTTTTAGTCGTAGACTTTGAAGAGCTTTTTGTCGAGCTTGCTGCTTTCTTCTTACTATTAATTTTTGGATCAACTTTAGCAGTTGGCTTACCTAATACAGTCTTCGTTGCTAATGTACTGGCTGGGGTATTGAAACCACCTGCAGCATTGATTGCATCTCCTACGTGTCGGTAAGCATCTAAATCTGAAGTACCTGTTGGAATCCGACCAAACATACGTTCAGTCTCTACAGCGGCAGTAATTTTGTCGTAAATTCCCGATTCAACATGGTCATTTAAAACTTTAATACCAACTGGATTATCCAACAAAGCTACCCTACTAGATTCGTCCCACTTGTTGCTAATAATAGTAAGAGTCTGTGCATATGATGGCGTGTCTCTAATTTCGTTTAGAGTATCGTCAAGCTCGACTTCTTTATCATTTACAGTGTAAGTGTTTGGTTTATAGCTAGTTTCCGTTTCAATGTCAATCTCTTCGGGATCTAACTTACTATCTTTTAAGAGCTGGGTAACGGCTGCTGGATTTTTCTTATCAAGGTCAATTAAATAGTTTAATTTCGACTCATCCAGCAATCCATTATTCTCTAACATTTTCAATAATCGTAGGTTGGGCTTTAACCCTGCCATCTTTTTATTGTAGTTAGCTCCCATCTGCATCAGTGAACGAATGTCCTCGACATTATCCACTTTCATTTCTCGACCATTAGCTTTAAATGGTGCAAAAATTTCAAGTAATTGTTCTGCTTCGGTTAACGTTTTTTCTTCTGCTTCATCTTCAGCTTCATCAGAACTCTCATCACTATCGTCATCAGCTTCTTGCTCGTTCTCGTCAGCTGGTTTGTCGTCAGTGTCGTCTTCTTCTGATTCATCTTCTTCTTCTTCTTCTGACTCACTTGTTGAAACATCTTCATTATCAACTGTATCATCAGTAGTAGAATCGGAATCGTCCTCTGCAGACTCGTTGTCATAATCATCAAGCATTAATTCATTAAATGCTTCGTCAGACATTTCTAAAGCATTGGCTTGTACTTCCTCGTCACTAGCATTATCAGCCATTAAATATCACCTTCATCATTCCATTGACCGTCCAAGTCTTCTAGCATTTCATCACGACACTTCATAGCATCGTCTAAGGCTCGTTCAGCTGTACGACCTAGTGTATAAATTTGGTCAAAATACGCCTTTAACGTACCAATAGAATCCATTTGGCGTAGCACTTGTTTTTGAATTTCTTCTGTCTGCATCTCTGGGTTAGCTCGTCTATGAACTAGTCTGATTGCTTCATCCTGGAAGTAGCCAGTATCAATGATCTTTTTAAAATGCTTATTTTTACTTAAAGTGTGTAGAGATTTCATTAGATCAACAACTTGCTTTGCTTGATCCATGGTAATTTCAACTTGTTCTATTTTATTACTCATACTACGGTCTATCCTATTTTTAACGTTAAGAGCTATAAGGTTGCTCGATACCATAACAAGGTTAAGTTATTCTGGTTGTGGTTTAAGCATTTGCTCAACAGCCTTTAGATCAAGCTTGGCGTTTCGTTCCAAGTCTTGTTTTTCTAATGCTTGCTGATGCTTTGTACCACTTTCTTCTTGTAAAAAGTCTAAATCTGTTTTGTCTGAATGACTATCAAGGCTTCTAGTTTTGGCTGTTTCAGTCGCTGTCTTCGCTGTCTTCAATAAGATGTCTTGAGCATTTTCTGCGCCTTTAGCTTCTTCATTGACAACTTTTGCTTTTAGTAAAGCAATTTCGAGCTGCTGACGTTCAACTTCAAGTGGATTAGGTTCTGGGTTGTACTCTTCTAAGCGTTTAGCCAAGTCAGGCATTTTGCGTAATCGCGCAATGTCAGCTTGGAGCATACGAGTAATTTCAGCGTCTTGGTTGTTACCCATAGTCTGTAACATAAACGATAACTCTGATGCTTTTTCGTTATCAGCTTCAGCGGTGCTAATACTCAAGCGTAGGTCAAAATGCCCACCAAGATCATCACGACGAATTTCAACGAACTGTTCATTAGTTACTCTAACAACTTCAGTATCAGATAAAAATTCAGCGTTCATTGCGATTATCTTACGGCCTACTTGTTTTACACCTTCTGCAATACGTCTGAGGATGCCTAATTCACGTTTACTCGCTGCGTCTAACGCACCTCTTGCTTCCGTTGCTGTGTCACCTAAACCACGGCTGGAAGTTGAATTAAAGGCTCTAACGCCTGTTAAACTTTCAGCATCTGCATTGTTAAGGTCTAACATATATGACGCTGACTGTGGTATTTCAGGGTACGTATGCGTGATGATAGCGTTACGTGGGTCAACATTTGGATTAAAGTTATAGTCTTCACCATTGTCGTATTTACGTTGATTAACAATATCTAAAGCATCTGTTCTAAAGCCCATTTGCCCATTGGCACTTCGACCCATCAGATCAATCATACCTCTGGTTATAGCTCCGACAATCTTTTGGTTATCTATCAGCAATTCACCATCTGGTTCTCCATACACACTACCTCGTACTAGTAAATATGGTACAAATACAAACGGTAGTTTTTTATCAGGAAAAGGGTTTTCTTCCATACGGATTAACGTGTCGCCAACCCATGTTGCTACAATTGGAGTGGTAACACCTGTGTTATCAATGTCGTAAAAGCCCCAATATTCGTAAGCACTAAACTTTTTACGAGCATCATCTTTAAAATTAAAGTTAACACGGTGCTGCTCTTGCGTATCGGCTGCAGCTAACGGTGATGATTGATTTGATAAGATCTTGTCAATATTTTGGTACTCTACCCCTGATTTAGCGAGTTCCGATTTTGAAGTTTCAAATTCGTAAATTACGAATTCTGCTTTATCTGGATTACCTTTAGACGTTGGGTCAATTGTAATACTTCGGTAATCACACACTTCAACCGTTGGTTGATTTTTTAAAACATTAACTTCTTCTCTTTCTTCATACTCAATAACTTCACCAATATACCCAACACCATCTTCCATCATTGCTTCGTGCGCTTTGATTAATTCAGGTGGTAATTGGTTATAGTCGTCAGGTGAACTCTCCATCATTTCATGAATTTGTTGGTGCTGCTCCATGACACTTGGATCATCAGTTGGCGTAAGCTGAATAACGGGTACTTCTGTTATTCTAGTTTCGTCTTCGTAATCCCAACCAACTCGAAAGATTACCGTACCTTCATCCACAGCGGTTCGTACTGCTTCATCAATTAAACGTATTTTATCTAATTGGGTATTGAACTGGTTATTTAAAATAATTTCGTTTTGAATTGCTGCGTCTTTATCGCCAGGTGATACAGGGCTACAATTAAAAATGTCGTCTGCACTTAAAAAAGGCTCTGAAAGTGCGGCATAACGCCATTCAGCTTGCTTTCTAATTAACTTAGGTTGGTTAGCTGAAAAACCTTTTTTCGGTGAAACTTTTGCTTTACCTCGCACATGTAAGTTATCTAACCAATTATCAATCAGCACAACTTGTGCATCATGAGCCGAAGTAGCTTCCATGTAATCTTGCTTTAAATCAGCAAGTGATGGCTCATTTTTCCACTCTGTTAAAGCACTTGTCAATTCTACTGACACCGCGCTATCGTCTTCGCTAGTTCTCATAATAGGTTCTCTAGTAACTATTTAGACGAATTAAAATAATGATTGGGTAAATCATTGCTGTGTACGTCATTATTCATAGTTCTGTGCATGGTATAAAGTAACTAAGGCTTCTTCATCAACGCAGCCAGTAATGGCTATTTGTACTAGTGCGTCAGCTTCCCGTATGCTTGCTCTAGCTGTTTCTGCAGCTGTGGCATCCGCGTTAGGTATTTGTTTCATGATAATGTCATCGTGCGGTACAAACGCTAACGCTCGCTGTTCGCGGCGTTTGGCGTTTACAATTTCTTTAGCTAGTGGCAAGTCAGTAACAAGTGAAGCATTGACAATACGCCAAGCATTACGAAATATTAGATCTGGCACTGAGGCAGTCTCAAGCCATGTTGCACCATCAGGTATGCTTGATTGCTTAGAGCAAACTGCTGTTGTACCGCCTTCTTCTATATACGCAAACATTATTCTTTACCTCCATAAATAACCACATGCCCTAATCCTGTAGCCAAGGCAGTACCGTCATGTAACCTAAAGCGAATAGTCACATGATTTCTGGTAAGCGACATGGAATAAGCCTCGCCTTGATAGTTAACAGAACCGCCCGAACTTGTCATTGGGAGATAGTGAGTTGTGTCCATAGGTTTTTCAAAGTAGATAATGTATTGCCCTGCTGTTCCAGTACCTACAACGTCAGCAATATTAAAGCTTGATCGGATTAGGGGAGGTGCTAAATTGCCATGAAATGTTACCCAAGCTGTCGCAACAGAAACATTGTTAATATCTCCATGCACCGTTAAGTCACCATGAGTTTCAACCTCATTAAGCCGTTGTTTAGCAACAGGTAAGTTTTTAATGGTGCTGTTGATTACATCACCGTCTTCGTTTGTTTTAAACCCAGCAAGATACGTGCGGTTGATAACAGACCCAGCGTGGTTGTACACTTTACCAGCTTCAATTAAGTAGTAGTCACTTGGTAATACTGTGTTGAACTCCAACTCTTCTAAGCTCGTCCAAGTACCATCACCATTGTTGGCTGTAATGTTTATACGGTGGTACAGGTAAGCTACAGTATTGGCTGCTGTTGATTGTAAATCTCCGTAATTGCTATCTCCAAGCCCTACATAATCACTAGACGTATAAGATGAGTCAATGGCTACCCAGCTATAACCGTTGTGTGATCCTTCAACTGTAAATCGTTTGGGAAGTCTCGCAGCAGTGTTAGCCATCAGACGATAAGATTTCAACACCCTCTTTTCAGTACCTATATACCCAATGTTTGAAGCGCCAGTAGATGATACTAGCCATCTAGTTGCAGTAGAGTTTTCTATTACGTGTTGACCGTTAAACGCTTGATATGGGTGATAAACATTATAATAAGCACTTGCAAAGACCGTACCTGTAGAGCTGGTAGGGCTAGCGTGTATAGCGGTAGTTCGGTGAGCTGGGTTTAACGGGCTAACTCTTCCATACTTGTCAGCATCATTTCTTGTGATGCCTTCTAATGGTCGATACTCACTCACGCCATAGCTACCAGCTAAATCTTTATAGAGATAATACTTTTTACTTTCATGGCCCGTACCTAATGCGTGTGTTACACCAGCGGCTACGTTTTCTTTTGAATCTACTTGACCATTTGCATCAAAACCTTGTGCAAACGAAATTAGCGTATTTTGTGCAATTGATAATGTATCTGCAGCTGTTGGATAAGAGTAATCACTTTTATGATATGTGTTTGTTCCTGTACCACCCGTACCTGATTTCGCATACGCCATGAAAAGATACTTACCATTTGTAGTATTAGTGCGTGTACCAGTTAGTACAAATCCGTTACTGGTGAAAGTTGTATGGTCTACTGAATATTCTACGTTTGGTATGTCTGCGAATAAATCTTTATCAGGTCTTAATGAATCTAACAATATCCAACTTGCAACAACGTCTAGTCTTTTTATTAATACAAATGCTGGTTCAAAACCACAGTCTACAATAACACCTTTAATACCAGCACCTACATATTCCCCAATCTTACACACGCCTTCGACGTTGCTAAAGTGGTATCTAATGTAGTTCTCGTTATTGGTATTAACTCCCGTACCCGTTTGAGTCGTTACTACATCTGAGCCAAAGTCAGTGCCAACAAAAGCGGCACTATTAGCAGCTACGGCGTTGGTGTCTAATGATAAATAAGTACCTAATTCGGGGGAAAGAAAAGACGCTTGAACCATCCAACTCACAGGGTTATCAAGATTTTTAGTCATTATAAGACTAGGTGTAACCCCAAGGTGATGTGGTATCTGATGCCCTTGTGTATCATTACCAAGATACTTTGTAATTGAGAATCCAAGGTCTTCGTTGTAGTGACAAGTGTACTCTCTAAACCCATTTGTTGTGCTAGTGACTTTCTTGGTTGTCTGCCATGACCATGATGCGTAGGTTTTTGTATTAGTGTTATTCAGACCTATAGAACTAGTACCATCTTGTACGTTAAAACCTGTGGCTGTAAAATCAGACACACTTCCATACTGATTAGTGTATGCCGCATCTCTTTCAATAGCATTGTTGCTACTTTGTAGTTGGACAGATATACCTCGTACAGTGTCCGTTAAGTTGGGACTGTACGCTTCAGTTCTATTTTTTATCCACACCAGCCCACCAAAGTCACCAGTGGACATATCTAGGCCATTGTTAACGGCAAGGCTTGAGCCGTTACCTGTATAAATCGCAGCACTAAAGCCTGCGCGAGTTGACTCACCTTGACTCACTGCTGTTTTGTTCAGCGTAGTGTTTCGTGCTACAGATTCTGTACTGTTAGCCAGTTTTCTTGCTTTACTCATGCGCCATCTCCGTTATTCTTCAATCAATA